AGAAACATTGCAACTGCTGGTTCTGTTGGCACATGGACAGGCACTCGGCTTGGTAACGGACTAGGTAACAGCGGCATTACATTTACCGCAGCTAAAGACGTTTATTGGAATCTTGCTGCGGGTGGTGTTTGGACGGCTACCGCTTGGGCATTATCGTCTGGTGGTGCTGTTGATGCAAATAACTTTCCACTAGCGCAAGACAAAGTAATTATTGAAAACACAGGTCTTGACTCAGCCGCTTCAATTTCTGTTTCACTTGCTGTCTATTGGTTTGGAGAACTAGATATTTCTACTAGAACTCTACCAATGACATTTGCCAGCGGTTCTTTTCAAGCAATCATTTACAAAAACGTAACGCTATCTTCTGCTGTCACAATGACTGGTACAGCCGCTTGGGTATTTAACGGTCAAGGCACTACACAGATTTTAGATACCAATACCGCTACGTTCACACCACCTATTACTATAGACTCCCCAACCGGAACGCTACAGCTAGCAGAGAATACAACTTGCTCTGCTGCGGTTACATTGACTAGCGGGACGCTAGACTTATCTAGCGGCAACAGGACATTGACTTGTCTTACATTTAGCTCGACCAATACAAACACAAGAGTCATAGCGTTTGGTACTGGAAACATCACAACAACTGGAACTGGAACTGTTTGGACTACCGCTACATCTACAAACTTTAGTCGCACAGGTACGCCAACCGTTAATATTTCAAACAACTCAGCCACCGCAACTAGTATACAAACTGCTGCAATGACTGAGGCGCAGGCTTTAAACTTTAATTTTACTACAGGTACATACACACTTAGTGAGTCAACTAATAATGCGTATATGTCTGTGAATTTCACAGGTTTTGCTGGAACAATCGGGGGTACTGCTAGAACTATTTATGGCAACTATACTTTAAGCACAGGAATGACTTTAACTGCTGGTGGAAACATAATTACATTTGCAGCTACATCAGGCACACAGCAGATTACTACAGCAGGAAAAACAATAGACAACCCCGTTACTCAAAACGGAGTAGGCGGTACTGTCCAGTTGCAAGACAACCTGACGATGGGTTCTACCCGCACATTTACGCTGACCAACGGCGCACTTAACGTCAACGGTAAGGTATTTACTACGGGAATATTTAGTTCCTCTAACTCCAATACCCGCACTATAAATCTAGGTACTAACGGGAAGATTGCGGTTAACGGTGGCGGCTATACAGTAACGACTACTGGGCTAACACTTAGTGGCACAGGCACGATCAGCATGGACTTCGCAACTGCTAAGACCTTCGCTGGTGGCGGTGGTGTTTACCCGTACACGCTAAATCAGGGCGGTGCTGGAACGCTTTTTATTACTGGTGCGAATACTTTTGCCAACATGACTAACACCGTGCAGCCCACTACGATTACATTCCCAGCGTCTACAACCACAACTTTCAGCAATTTTAACGTAAACGGTACGGCGGGCAATTTAGTGACGCTGAACTCTAGTTCCCCTGGAACGCAATTTACTTTGTTAGAAACGTCTCTTGTAGTTGTAAATTATTTAGATATTATTAACAGCGCCGCTACACCAACAAACACTTGGTACGCATTAGATTCAACAGATAGCGGCAATAATACAGGGTGGATATTTAATGTTTTACCGCCAGCATCTGGGCAAGAAAACCCAATTAGTTTAAGATCGTTTACTGAATACCGGAGATTTTAATATGTCAGCAAATCTAAAAGCTGTTACGACCTGTATGGGCTACCAGCAAATTACATCTTTAAGCAGCGCAACTAATCTTACTGTGCCTGTTCAAACACCAGATGGTCTAAACGCCAAACCTGTCTTTGCGCTGATTATTGCTGAAAGTCAAGCTGTTCGCTGGCGTGATGACAAAACAGCCCCCACCGCTTTGATTGGTATGACTTTAGCTGTTGGCATCCCATTGCAATACGATGGTGACTTGATCAACATTCAGTTTATTGAACAAGCTGCTGGTGCTACATTAAACATTAGTTACTACATGTAATTAAGTTTTTAACAAGGAATCACGTTATGTCTGTCTTTTTATCTCCGGTAGGCGGCGCTGCTGCCCAGTTTTTCGACAACAACGGCGTTCCTTTAACCGGTGGCAAACTATTTACCTATGCTGGCGGGACTACAACACCGCAAACTAGCTACACAACTATTGCTGGTAACGTCGCCCATACCAATCCGATAATCTTGGATTCGGCAGGGCGTGTGCCTGGTGGCGAGATTTGGCTTACAGACCAATCATATAAGTTTGTTCTTAATGATGCCAATAACGTACTCATTGCAACGTATGACAACATTTTTGCCATACCTCCTGTTTCCGCTTTAGATGCAGCGACCACACCATTAACGGGTTCTGAGATTTTATCTATCGTTCAGAGTGGATCAACAGTTAAAGTCTCTGTTGCTAACCTGACTGCTGGACGTGCGGTTAGCGCAGAGTCTGCGGTTGTTTCGGGCAATGTACTTGTTGGTGCAACTTCTACAAGAAGTGTCGGCAACAGTTTTCAAAATACAACATCATCTCAAATTTTTAACGAATTAAAAGCTACTGACCTTGCTGCATTTACTACTGTTTTAAATAGAAATGATTCTAATTCCGCACGTATAGTATTTGGCAAGTCAAGAGGCACAACGGCGGGAAGCGTTACAACGGTTCAAGCTAACGACAATTTGGGATCAATGTATTGGGCGGGTGCAGATGGCACGTCTTTAAATCCAATCGCCGCAACTATTGACGTAGCAGTAGACGGAACACCTGGGCTAAACGATATGCCTGGACGCATGGTGTTTTCTACTACTGCTGACGGTGCTAGTACACCAACCGAACGTGTGCGTATTAACTCTTCTGGTAACGTGGGAATTGGTACCGCTACGCCCAGTGCTCCGCTTCATGTTGAAGGGACGTTTAACAGTTTTAATCCAACTGGAAATGGAGTGCTTTTAGGAACAGATGGTGGGTACAGTTTTATTCGTTTAAACGAAGTCACTGGTGGACTTATTGATTTTTCAACATCGGGCACAGCTTTTAAAGGACGTATTGAGTACCTTGACGCAAATAATACAATGTCATTTTTTACCGGTGGCATTGAGCGAATGAGTGTTAGTGGCACTGACGGAATATTACTTAGCAGAAGCACTCCAATTGCTGGAATAGGGTCTAGCGTTTCTGTAAGTTACGTTCCTAATTCTGGTCACGGAATTACTTTAAAAGCAGAATCAACAGTATTTACCTACAACGCAATTAGATTTTTAAATATTGCTGATGGCGTAAGCGGCACTATTACCCAGACTACATCAACGGTTTCATACAACACGACTTCGGATTATCGCTTAAAAGAAAACGTATTGCCCATGATAGGGGCGCTTGCTAAAGTAGCAGCCCTCAAGCCCGTTACCTACACATGGAAAGTGGATGGCGTGGCAGGACAAGGTTTTATCGCCCATGAGTTGCAAGAGGTTGTGCCTGATTGCGTAACAGGAACAAAAGATGCCGTTGATGAAAATGGCAATATTCGTCCTCAAGGCGTAGATACATCATTCCTAGTTGCTACTTTAACGGCAGCAATTCAAGAGCAACAAGCAATGATTGTTCAATTACAGGCTGATGTAGCTGCATTAAAAAGCACAAACTAAGTAAAATATTGTATATTAACCGTACTGGTGCGCCCACCAGGGTTTCTTAGGAAACAAAAATGTCAGAAGAAGTAAGCCAAGCGGAAGTAAATCCCGCGCCGGAACTGGAAGCTACGGTAGCCCCAGTATCTGAAGTTCAAACGCCGGAAGTAGACCAAGACCAGCAGCCAGCCAAATCCTTTAGTCAGGAAGAACTGGACGCAGCCATTGGAAAACGGCTCGCAAGAGAGCAACGTAAGTGGGAAAGAGAGCAGGCTCAAAGAGCGCAACCACCTGTGCAGCCAGCTACTCCCGTAGCGCCAGAACAGTTTGAATCGACCGATGCGTATGTAGATGCACTTGCAACGCAAAGAGCCGAACAACTTTTGGCACAACGAGAGCAGAATAAGCAAAGGACGGAACTCCTAGAGTCGTATCACGACAGAGAGGAAAAGGCACGGGAGAAGTATGACGACTTTGAACAAGTCGCCTATAACCCAAACCTTCCAATCACTGATGTGATGGCTCAGTCGATTCAATCATCTGATATTGGTCCCGAAGTGGCTTACCACTTAGGCGCTAATCCGAAAGAAGCTGAACGCATCGCCCGCCTATCGCCAATCTTGCAGGCTAAGGAAATTGGTAAGTTGGAAGCTAAATTAGCCTCTGATCCGCCAGTTAAGAAAACATCTAACGCGCCAACGCCTATTAGTCCTCTCACTGCCAGAAGCTCGGGTTCGCCCGCATACGATACGACTGACCCACGCTCAATTAAAACAATGAGCACCTCAGATTGGATCGAAGCTGAACGGCAACGTCAGGTTAAAAAGCAGGAAGCGCTACGCAACCGCTAACTTACTTTTAGGAAATTATCATGGCTAATAGCCTTCTTACCATTGACATGATCACACGAAAGTCTCTTGAAATCCTTGAGAACAATCTTGTGCTCACACGTAACGTCAACCGCCAATATGACGACTCCTTCGCTGTTGAAGGCGCCAAGATTGGTTCAACTCTCCGTATCCGCCTGCCCGATCGTGCGCTGGTGACTGACGGTGCCGCCCTGCAAGTTCAGGCCGACAACGAACAGTTCACAACGCTGACAGTCTCCAGCCAGAAGCACATTGGTGTTAACTTCACCTCTGCCGAACTGACAATGCAGTTGGATGACTTCGCAGAGCGTGTCTTGAAGCCTCGCGTTTCGCAGTTGGCATCTTCGGTTGACGCCGACGTTGCGACTTCGTACAAAGGCATTGCTAACGCAGTCGGCACACCAGGCACTACGCCTGCGACTTCCTTGGTTCTGTTGCAAGCTAACCAGAAGCTCAACGAATTTGCCACCCCAATGGATCAGCGCTACGCAACGGTTAACCCTGCTGCCAACGCCGGTCTGGTTGAAGGCATGAAGGGTCTCTTTAACCCAACCGGCACTATCAGCCGCCAGTTCAAGAACGGCATGATGGGTGAAGGCATTTTGGGTCTAGACGAGATCAATATGTCTCAGTCAATTAGCAACCACACAAACGGCGATTGGGGTACTGCCATCACTGTGACTACAACTGTCGCAACTGAAGGTCAGTCAACACTCGCAATCAGTTTCACTGGTTCAAGCAAGACATGGAACGTGGGCGACATCTTCACCATCGCTGGTGTGTTCGCTGTTAACCCACAGACACGTCAATCGACAGGTAGCCTCCAACAGTTCACCGTGACTGCTGCGGCAACTGGTTCTTCCTCAGCCACACTGAGCATCAGTCCTGCTCTGTACACTGCTGGAAACGCATTGGCTACTGTGCTTACATTCCCACAAGCTGGTGCTGTTGTGACGATGTTTGGTTCAGCGACTGTTGGCTACCCGCAAAACTTGATCTATCACAAAGATGCGATTTCGTTTGCTACGGCTGACTTGTTGTTGCCACAGGGCGTGGATATGGCTTCACGCCAAGTCCATAACGGTATTTCGTTGCGTATCGTGCGTCAGTACGACATCAACAACGACCGCCTCCCCTGCCGTATTGACGTTCTGTATGGCTTCGCAGCTATCCGTCCTATCACTGCCGTCCGTCTCTGGGGCTAAATCAGTGGGGGCTTCGGCCCCCATTCGTAATTTATTTAAAGGAAATTTATCATGGCACTTTCTAATGGCACAGGCGGTTATCAAATCGGTGCAGGCGCAACTGACGAAGCAATTATGTTTGTTCAGGGCGCACCTACTGCATTGGCTGCCGCAGCAACCGCAACGGCTGCACAACTCCAAAATGGTCTGTTTACTTTTAACGGCACCGCTGGCAACTTAACATTGCCAACAGTCGCTTTGTTGGAAGCAGATATGTCTAGCGCACAAAAAGTCAATTCTGCATTTGACTTCTACGTCATCAATACCGACGCATCTGATGCTATTACTTTGGTTGTTGGTACTGGTTGGACTATCGTTGGTGTGGCGGCTGTATCTGCTGTAACTTCAGCTCACTTCCGTGCGCGCAAGACCGGCGATGGTTCGTGGACTGCATACCGCATCTAACGTAAAGAGGGCACTTCGGTGCCTTCTTTTTAAAAGGAAATGTTATGCCTAATACCAAACCAGTAGGAGTAGCCTACTCAGACCCTGATTTATCAGGCGCTACAATTGATAACTCGCCTATTGGCGCTGTAACACCTAGCACAATTGAAGGTACGACTGTTTATGCAGACGTAGAGATTGGCTATGCTGCTGCCGCTCAAGGTACAGTAACTCAGTTAACTAGTAAATCAACGGGAGTAACTTTAAACACTTCTGCTGGTCAAATCACGATGAACGCAGCTTCTTTGGGAGCTACTACTAACGTGACGTTTACGTTGACTAATAGCACCATTTCGGCTAAAGATGTGTTGCTTTTGACTGTTACTAACGGCACATCAGCGTCTTACAACGCTTTTGTATCTAGCATGGGCGCAGGATCAGCAACAGTAACTTTGCGTAACATTAGTGGAGGCGCTCTTGCTGAAGCAGTTGTTCTTAACTTTGCAATTATTCATTGCGCTTAACAAATGGGGGCTAAACACCCCCATCTACAAATGCACATTTATCTAAAACATCCAACCCACGGTACCAAGATTGCTACTATGGAGTTGGAAGCCGAATATGATGAAACAAAGGGCTGGGTGCGGTACAATCCCGATACGCCTGAAGTTGCAGTAGCGGAGCCAGTTAATACGCTAAAACGTCGTCGTAAAACTACGGAGTAAACATGGCCACAACAGCCAATGACCAGATCAACGGCGCTTTGCGCTTACTCGGCGTGTTGGCTGAAGGTGAGACGCCCTCTGCGGCTACATCGCAAGACGCACTTGTTGCGCTGAACCAGATGATCGACTCATGGAATACAGAGCGATTGGCTGTGTTTGCGACTCAAGATCAGGTCTTTTCTTGGCCACCTAATGCTATCTCACGCACCCTTGGTCCAACCGGCGACTTTGTAGGTGAGCGCCCAATCTTGGTTGAGGACTCGACATACTTCCGTGATGCTTCATCTGGCATTTCCTACGGTCTTAAACTGATCAATCAGCAGCAATACAACGGTATTGCTGTCAAGACCGTGACCTCCACCTACCCACAGGTAATGTGGGTCAACATGGAATACCCAGACATTACAATGACGGTCTATCCAGTACCTACCAAGGTGCTGGAGTTCCACATTGTGTCGGTCAAGCCAATAACAGCACCAGCTAACTTGGCGACAAACCTAGCGTTCCCACCAGGCTATCTGCGTGCATTTAAGTACAACTTAGCTTGTGAGTTTGCGCCTGAGTTTGGTGTTGAGCCATCGCCCACAGTCATGCGGGTTGCGATGACCTCTAAGCGTAACTTAAAGCGCATCAACAACCCAGATGACATTATGTCGATTCCTTATTCGATTGTTGGAACGCGTCAGCGCTTTAACATCTTTGCCGGTAACTTCTAATGCAGACACCTATCCTTGGCAGCGCATACGTTGCGCGCAGCGTTAACGCAGCGGATAACAGGATGATTAATCTCTTTCCTGAGATTGTCCCTGAAGGCGGGCAGATGCCTGCTTTCCTGAACCGTGCGCCAGGGCTAAGGTTTTTGCAAACTGTAGGCACAGGACCTATTCGTGGGTTGTGGGCGCATCAGACTAACGGCTCGGACTTCTACGTGGCATCAGGCAATGAGTTTTATAAGCTCAGTAGTCTAACCGGCACCCCTACGCTACTAGGCACGATTTCTGGCACAGGGCAAGTATCCATTGCGGATAACGGCACACAATTGTTTATTGCGTGTAATCCTCGATCGTATATCTACAACGAAGTTACAAACGGCTTTGCTGAGATTACTGACCCTGACTTTACCGGTGCAGTGACAGTTGGCTACCTTGATGGCTATTTCGTCTACAACGAGCCAAACAGCCAGAAAGTCTGGGTAACTGAGTTGCTTGACGGCACTCAGGTTGACCCCTTGTCCTTTGCAAGCGCAGAAGGCTCTCCCGACGGCTTAGTGGCCATTAACGTCAATCATCGTGAGGCTTGGTTGTTTGGCACGGATTCAGTCGAGGTCTGGTACAACGCAGGCTTGCCAGACTTTCCCCTGACACGCATTCAAGGCGCGTTTAACGAACTTGGTTGTGCTGCGGCTTTCTCTGTTGCCAAGCTAGATAACAGCGTGTTTTGGCTTGGTCAAGATGCGCGAGGCGAGGGCATTGTCTATCGCTCAGAAGGATACAACGGTAAGCGCATTAGCACCCACGCAGTTGAGTGGCAAATCCAACAATACGCTGATATGTCTGATGCGGTTGCGTACACCTACCAACAAGACGGTCATGCTTTTTATGTGCTGAACTTTCCTTCTGCTAACCAAACTTGGGTCTACGACGTAGCCACTCAGGGGTGGCATGAACGCGCAGGGCTGCTAGACAATCTCTTTACCCGCAACAGAGGCAATTGCCAGTGTAATTTTGAAGGCACAATTATTGTTGGTGACTTTGAGAACGGCAATATCTACGCTTTAGACTTGACCACTTACGCTGACAATGGCGGTCCTCAGAAGTGGCTGCGCTCATGGCGTGCACTTCCTACTGGTCAAAACAACCTAAAGCGTACCGCACAGCATAGCCTTCAATTGGTTTGCGAAACGGGTGTTGGGCTTGTTGTTGGTCAAGGTTCTGACCCTCAAGTCATGTTGCGCTTTTCTGACC